GATCAGCTGCTTGGCAGCCTCTTTCACCGAGGCGTAGGTCGGCGTCTTAGATGCCCCGAGCAGGTGCGGCGGCAGATTCATCCAGCGGGCACACTCGTTTACGCCCGCCTCCCGCTGCTCGGCAAACTGGCTGTCCTTCGGGGAAAAGCCGAACTGGGAGATCTTCGCCCCGTTCTTCAGCAGTAGCGCCTTGTGGGCATTGCCCTGCCCGCTGATCGAGCGCAGGAACTCCTCGGCTCGCTGCTCTGCCGGGCCCGTTAACTTCTGCGGGAACTCGACAGCAAGGCCAGGCCTAGCCCCTTGCGCGAAGTAAAGAGCGTCATAGGCCTCCATCGAGAGCCAAAGCCCGATCGCCTCACGCGCCAGCTTCTTCACGTCGGCGCCGATCTCAGAGCCGAGCCCGAAGCTGCGAAGCCGGAACAGCTCGCCCTGCGGCACCCACTCGTCGCGGCCGTCCAGGGCCAGCACTTTGAAGACGAGGCGTCCGTCCGCCTGCTGCTTTGTCTCGACGACGCGGTCAGGGTTGATCGGCCACAGCTCGACATCGCCTCCGCGCCCGATCTTGATTCTCGAGTAGGCACAGGGCCAGAGCACGGCTTGCGCGATGGTCATCTCGCGCCACTCGCGCGCCGTCTGCCAGGGGTTCGGGCGACGCCGAAGAGTGCGCCAGAGCCAGTGATCCCGCGCCTCCTCTCGACCCTTCTTTGGCCCCAGGTCGCGGTAGACCTTCAGCGACTGCGCGCCCAGAATCTCGCCGTAGAGCCGGGTACCCAGGTAGACGCACGAGACCCCGAGGGCCTTCTCGGGCGTGATCCGGATTCCGCTGGTCGAGAGCGTGCCGCCGCTCCAGTCGCTCCAGATCCGGTCATCGTTGGCGTCGAGGGCAGATGCCGAAGACCGAAGGAGACCGCCAACGATCGCCTCGACGAGACCCATTCCCTAGACCGCCCGCTTCCGCATCAGAACTCCCACGATCAGAACCCCGCCAATAGTACACGCCGTTGCGCCAGCGCCCAACATGTGGTAGACGCCCCAGGCCACCGCGGCCATTCCGGCCAGCAGCTCGAGGGCCTCGACGCGGGTCAGGTCTCGCAGATCACGCATAGCTGAGCAGCTCCCCGTCGTACTCGGATTCGACGGGAGCCAGCATCGCCCGACTGATCGCCAGCACCGCCGCCGCCGGCCCGTCGACCTTCTCCGAGCTCCGCTTCTTCGAGATCTTCAGCCCGCCCCGAGGGTCCCGATCGACCACCACGTTTCCGACCTGCCATCCCATGACCGGGTTGGCTCGATGCCGTAGCATCCCGCGCTTGGCCAAAGCCTCGAAACGCCGTGTCGGCTCGGTCAGGTGGAGCTCATGCGGAGGCACCCTCACCACCGCCAGCCCTCGGCCCATCAGGGAGTTCTCCAAGCTGGAGGCGTTCCACGGATCGATCGCGACGCCGCCTATCTGGTACTGGCCGACCAGCTCGTCGATGTAGTCGAGGATCGCGTCGTAGTCGAGGCTGGATCCCGGGGTGGTCACGATCCAGCCCTCGCGCTCCCACACGTCGTAGGGGAGTGACCCCTGCTTGACCCGGCGGAGTACCGCCTCCTCCGGCAGAAAAAAGCGCTCGACGAGCCACCCGCCAACCACTGGGCTCGCCGGCCGTTCTTCGTCCTTCGTCTCTGCCGGCGCCGCCTCTGCCTCCTCGACCTCGATCGAGGCCTCGATCTCCGGATCGGGGAAGAACACCGACACGCACGTAGTGTCCTCGGTGCTCGCCAGGTCGATCCCCACGTAGCACGTCCGGCCCGTCAGATCCGGCCACTCGCCGGTCCACGCATTGCGCGCCCATAGGTCCTTGCCCAACCAGCCGGCCGAGCCCTGAGTCCAGATGCAGAAGTTCAGGCGCTTCACGAGCGACTGTTGACCCGGCATCCCCTCGGCCTCGGCGACCGCCTCCCGAAGGTACCGGCGCGGAAGGATGGTGTCGAGCCCGGGGCTCGCCTTGGGCCAGACGGCCTCGTCTCGCCAGTCGTCGCAATCCTCGCAGTCCTCGGCAGGAGCCGTCGCGCCCTCGGCCAGGTGCTTCGCGCATGGGTCGAGACCGCAAACGTAACCAAAGTGCCCGTCTGACTCGATCTTCTGCTCGAGGATCTGTTGAGAGTAGAGGTGATGCTCCCAGCAGACGGTGGTCTGATCAAATCCGCTGTTGGTCGCCTCGACGATCAGCGCTTGCTTTCGCCCCTTAGTCCCGAGCCTGATCTTCTGCGCCACGCTCGGGGTCTTGTGCTCGTGCAGCTCGTCGATCAGAGCGATGTGGGGCCGCTTGCCGTCGAGGCCCCGGTGCTCCGACGACACCGCGCGGACGAACCCGCCGCTCGACCTGCAGACTATGTGCCCGCCGCCCCGCTGAAAGCGCGACACGTCGAGGACGTCCCGCAGGAACGCGCTGTTTTCCGCCATCTTGAGCGCGTCATCGAGCGCAATGTTCGCCTGATCCCTGGTCACTGCCGCCGCGAAGCATTGCGGGTCCTGCTCGCCATCGGCGACGACGCCGTAGAGCAGGATTCCGGCGCCCAGCGGAGAGTTGTGAGTCGGCACCATACTGCGGCCTGCGAGGTACAGCCGCGACGGCGAGTCGACAGATATACACCGCACCGGTACGGACTCCACCGGCTCACAGGACACGATCCTGCGGTCGCCAGAAAGCCGCCGGCGGAAATGTCTTTGCGTCTGCCTAGCCAGTTTACGCCCCAGCCTGAACACGGGCAAATCGTGCGGCGGGTAAAACTGGATTCGGTGGTGAGGGCCAATCTCGCGGCCGTCGATCTTGGCCATCACCGTGCGAAAAGTGGCCTTCATCCCTAGGCCTAGTATCAATTCCATAGCCCCCTGGGCAAGCTCCGTGCTCTTCGAGGAGAACTCGCAGGAGCCAATCCCGCCAATTGTCCCGTCGGTGTCCATCAGCCCCTGCAAGAGCGCCAGTCGCTGGCGGGCGGAGGCGCGCAGGTAGCGGGGCGGAATGTGCTTGTTGCCCAGCAACCCTTCACGTCGCAACGCGGCATTCATTGTCGCTCCGCCGTTTCTCCCCCGGCGGCCGCCTGCCCCCCCAACTCGAACGCGCCAACAGTTTCCACCACCCGTAGCGCGCGGATCTCCGCAGTCAGTTCCGGTTGCGCGAAGCTCTCCGATCAGTTCCTCGATGTCCTGCGCTCCCACCGTCACACGCGCGCCGTCGCTGTCGCCGTCGCCCAGCCAAACACCAAGTGCGTAGGGCTCGATCGGAAGCACGGCGTCCGGAAGCTCGAGGGCACCGGCCAGCGGGATCGAGTGGTTGACGCTCTGGTAGCGACCGTTCGGGTAACGGAGCGTCTGCGCGATCTCTTCGGTAGTTCGAATTCCCTTGCGCCACCGGCCTCGGCCTGTGCGAGGAACGCCACGGATCGCGGCGCCACGGTCTCCGCTGAAGCGACGCTGCTCCGTGAACCATAGGTGTTCGGCGTTAGCCACGATCGACGTCCCGTCATCAAACTTCACCCGGTAGCACCGGTTCCCGAGCAGGACCGGATGGGCCGCAACAACCGTGCACGCGCGGCCGTTCTCGTCAAACACCAAATCCCCGGCCTCCAGCTCTTCCATTGTGGTCCAGCCGGTTGGGGTTGGAATTTGAGTATCCAGCGCAAGCGCCTTGCCGTTCCCCTTCCCGATCTCGATGTAGGCCGTCCGAAACCGCCTGTACCCGTCATCTCGCACCCATCCGAACAGGGAGCCCACGATGAACGCCTGGAACGGCTGGAGCACGAACAGGCCAGCCCCCTCGGGGAGCTCGAGGCGCGGGAAGAAGTCCTCGACGACACGGCGCACCAGCCCAACGTCCCACCGCAGCCCACGCTTCGGCCCCTCTTCCATGTCCCGCAAATGGCGCTCGCACGCGAGACGGACCAGCCGGCCGGCGACGGTCTTGCCCTCGGTGACGGCGACGGCGTAGGCGGTGGCGGGATCAACCAATCGGCGTCTCCGACGCGATGAGCACCGGGTAAATCGCACCCATCCGCTTCTTGCGCAGCCTCTTGGTCTTCCAGCTTCCCGGTGGTCTCTGGCCGGTCGCACGGCGATACTCGGCCTCGAGCTGCTGGTCGCTCCAGAACAACCAGGCCGGCAGCGAGGCCACGTGCTCCTCGAAGACGCGCAGCATTTGGATGTTGGTTTCCCCGAGTTCATAGATCGCGCCCGCCAATTCATCGAACGATCTGGCTAGGTCCGTGACGAACGGCCGAATCATTCCCGGCCTCCTCGCGCCAGTCGCAGCCGCGGCCGGTCGACGCCAAGCGCAGACGCCGATCGCGCCCTTAGCTCCCAGAACTTGCGCGCCTGGTCTTTGCGGATCGCGCCGGCCAGCCGGAGAATCAGGATCTGGCAGCGAAGACCCTCCAGCTCTTCCCGCTGCGCTCGCGCGTTGTCGCCGTCCAGACGAGCCGCCGTCGCCCGGATGCCGGCGACGCAGCGACGCAGTTCAAGACCGTGGATCATCGTCAGCTTCATGGGCAGCCTCACTCCATCCCTCCTGCCGCAGCAAGCTTCGCGAACTCCTCGGACCCGAAGACGATCTCGATCTGCCCCGCTTCCGTCCTTCTCCGCACCCAGCCCGCCTCTTCGTCGACGGTCATTTGACCTTTCTCGTTACGGATTGCGATCTCGGCAACGCCGCGACCAACGATTCGGGATCCAGACCGCTCCCACGTGTCGAGCTCCAGCTCTAGGCAGTCGTTCGTCTTGTCGGCGCCGTCGACGCGCACGGTGACAGTTGCACGTGCGAGACCAACGCCCCTCCCGGTCATTCGCAGGCTCACCCCTTCTCCCCGCCGGGCCGCTGCCCGAGCATCTCACGGGCCACGCGGTCGGCGTCGAACGTCGCCATAATCTCCGGGCTGGTCTCAACGAGGTGGCGGCATGCCAGAAGGAACGCGTCGTAGTAAGCGGCGCCCCGCTCCGGGCGTTTAGCCATCGCCTCGATCGTGGGCGCTGCAAGGCACTGGACTGCCAATTGGGCCACTAGTTTGAGCAGATTCGG